AACTTGCGTTCAGGCGTACAGACAAACCTTTGGTGATAAAATCCAGTTTCTGGTCTACATAAACTTTGGATTGAATGGCAGTACGGTATTCTTTGGCGTATCCGGAGTTCATCAATAAGTTGTACGGGTTGCGCATGTTAGCGTCACGTTCCTGTGAGTAGGTTGAAACAGTACCATCACTGTACACAGCCGGAAATGTATAAGGAGGAGTAATCAGCATGGAACGGAATATATTGGCAGTTCCTGTTCCCGGATAATTATTAACCAGATACTGAAGTGCGAGGTCAACTCCTACAGTTGTAGTGCTTGATACGTTCATATCAATATTTGAACGAAGATTGATACGGTCGATGCCGATGTTTGTATTATATTGTTTGGTAGGACTTCCTTTGAAAATACCACTTTCGTTGTAATATGCTGCCGAAACAAAGTATTTTGCTTTTTCTGTACCTCCACGTACATTCAAGGTATATCTGTGTGTGAATGTGTTTTTACGTAACATTTTGTCGATCCAGTTGGTATTTGGATATAGGTCCGGATCGTCATTGTTCCGGTAATGTGCAATTAAGTCATCCGAAAACTGCGGTAATTCCCCATCATTATGGAGTGCTTCGTTGAACAGGTCCAGATAGTCGAACCAACGAATTCGGGAAGACGGGTGGGGGAAGAAATGGTGTGTTCTGTCTTGAATGAAATCTTTGCCTTCTCTACACGTCCGCGTTTGGTAGTGACAAGTACTACACCATTGGCTCCCTCGGCACCATAAATGGCTGTTGCAGCGGCATCCTTCAAAACCGAAAACGTTTCGATTTCGTCGGGTTCAATATCACTCATGCTTCTGGGTACACCGTCCACAAGTACCAGTGGAGATGTACCACCCGCAAAGGTACTTACGCCTCGAATCCAAAACTCTGCGTTATCATATCCGGGTTCACCCGAACGTTGTACTGCAATCAAACCGGCGACTTGTCCGGCAAGACTGTTATTCAGGCTTCGCGAAGGGACAACGATATCCTTTGGTTTGATGGAACTCATAGAAACGACTACGCTTTCCTTTTTCTGCTGTCCGTAGCCGACTACTACAACTTCGTCCAGCGCTTTGGAGTCTTCGTTCAGCATCACATTGATGTTGCGGCGCCCTTTTACTTTTATTTCTTCGGTTACGTATCCAAGATATGATACTTGCAAAATTGCATTGTCGGAAGGAATCATAATCTGATAACGTCCTTCTACATCGGTTATTGCTCCGACGTTTGATTGTCCTTTTACTACAACATTGGCTCCGATGATAGATTCTCCTTTGCTGTCTGTTACTACACCTGTTATTTTAATCTTATTTTGTTGCGTTGTTTCTGAACTCTCTATGCCATTCATCGGCTTTTCCGCATTGCCGGCATTTATGAGTGGAGAAAAACATAAAGAAAAGAACAGAACACCGATTCGCGCGGTTGTGTGCACTTTGTTTGAAGTAAATAAAATGTTTCCGTTGGTTCGTTCTCGCTTTGACACGCCCCCAACAAAAGCGTTGCCAAAGATAACAATAAAATCTTTGCTTTCATCGTTTTACCTTTCTTTTAATCCATATAAACCGTATGCCGATACCGACAAATAATATTTTCGCCTCAATGTCAACGTAACGGTCGTAACCGTTGACCGCATCCACGGACACGCCGGGAACAACAAACCAACTCTTATATTTCCAATATTCCCGGACGTACACGCAAACGCCAACCCGTCCGATATGAACCCCAATTTGCGCCGTATGAACGTCGCCATTGTTCGGGATAATTCCGATTTGCTTTTTACTCATTGTCTTTTCTGTTTAATAATTCGTAACTCTCTTTATCGACTACCAAAGCCCGTGGATATTCGGTTATTACTCCTTTCGTGTAAACCAAATTGTAAATACCCAATTGTCCCTTAATTGGGAACTCAACAACCCGGCGGGGGTTGAGCATCATCCAACCGAACCCCTTTGTAATGCTTTTGCGCTTTTCCGGGGGTATGCGTGTATTTTCCCAATCTTCCGGGGTAAACTCGGCGACGGGCTTAACGTCGTATAATTCGACCAACCCCAACGTTACGCCGTTTTCATATCCGGGAATAACAGGATTAGCGGACGAACAAACCATTAAATCGCCCCGGTACGGCGTGTTTTTACTTCGTACCTCAATACATTTTTCGCCGTAAACAATCCCGTTGTCCTCATACGCCGCCGTTACCAACTGTGTTGCATACGGATTTTTGACGGTTAACGCCCGCCAACGGTCGTGTTGGGCGGGCTTGTAATCTTTGTTGTTAAATTGCATAATCGTTATTTTCTTCGTTAAACAAATCGTAATTCGCCGGGACGCAATAACCGGGCAATAATTCCCGGTCAATCCCGGACGCTTTTACAAAACTATCTTTCCAATATATCCGGGGCGTCTTATTTGGGTGCGCCTCCCAATATTCGGCGACGTCATTATAAAACCCCAACGTTTCCTTTTTCGTGTATCTGCAACCGCTTTGCAAACCAATTTTAAACAGGTCAACAAACGGGTACGACAAAGCAATTACAGAAAACGCCCGGTCAAACATTCCCGGCGGGATTGGCTCCACGCTTGCAAAGGTTGGGAACCCGTGGCGTTTTGCTCGTGCCAATGTGTTTATCCGCATACGGTTTGCGCTTGCGTTAGGTTCTAATTCATCGCACCCGGTCAACGTGGAACCAATGGCAATACGGGATTTATCCCAACCCTCGGACGCCTCGGCAAAGTCGATTAAAATATTTATACCCTCGGCGCATTTACTCAACACTTTAACCGGGACGCCGTGGCGTTGACAAACTCCGATTGCTTGACGGGTCAAACGTTGGGTTTCCGGTAACAACGGGTCGGTTGTAAATGAAAAGAACAATCCCGTTTTTTGCAATTCGTCCTTATGCTTCAATAACTCATTCGTAAATATATCCAATGCGTATGGATATTCCCGCAA